TTCGCCAACCATGTAAGAACGACCAGCACTGACGCTTCCGCCGGATGCTCTAAAGCCGCCGAAGATTTTGCCTAAGATTCCACCTGTGCTGCCAAGCCCTCCAAGAGCAGTGTTGACACCAAACTGAAGCAGAATGTTTGCCACGTTCCTGAGCGTATCTGCAGCAACATCGGCGAGCTTCTTGGTGCCATCAACAGCAGCGGTTAATGAATCAACGATGCCAGACTGGATAGATTGACCAATCGATGCATATAAATTATCCATTTTTTCAGACGCTTTTCTCTGCGCTTCAGCAGACGCTTCAGCAGCCTTTTTTAGCTTATCCTGTACTTCTAGCCCTGCTTGCCTTGCATCAGTTGCCTCCTCTACTGCAATTCGAGCTGCAATTTCTGCGTGTACAACTTCGTCTGACAATCCCTTTGTGTCTTCAACAATTTCACGCAAATCGATATTTAACTGCACTGAACGTCTTTCTTCTTCTGTAAGCGCACCTGCTAATGAAGCCTGATCCTTAAGGTCTTGCGTTCTTTTAGCAGAAGCAATTAAAGACCTTTCCAATACTTCTGCTTGTCGTTCTTGTTCGCTTGTGTCAGTTGTTAGTATCGTGCCATTGCCATTGCCATTGCTAGTGTCTTCACGCTCTAACGGCTGCGGTCTAAACGCTAGTTGCTGTTCAGCTACGTTCAAAGCGCCTTGCAATAGCTGTAATTTATTTTGCGCGTCTAGCAGATCGTCGGGTAATGATGACTTTCTTAGTTGTTGCGGGTTTAGGCGACTTACTTGATTTTCTAGTTGAGTTACAGTGTTTTGTTGAGTAAAAATTTCGCTTCTTAACTGCGCTCTGCCGCCCTCTCGAACCAGACCATTAAAATCTTCTTGCGCCTGTTTAGCTTCTCCCAACTTGCTTATAACTTGATCTAGTACAACTAGAAAAATGCCAAAAGGCGCGGCAGTTTTAAGGGCTACAAATGCACTCCTTAGTTTTAGAGTTGCCAACCTAGCGCCGACAAATTCTTTATTTACTCGCTGCAACAGTCTCGGCAACTTAGCCAAAAAGGTCAGCATTGCCACCTTTCTAAGAATTACAAAACCTGCCGTAAGCGCCGCGATTCTTGTGATAAAAGTTACGACATTAGGTGGAATAGCCTTAAAGAGATTTACAGTCTCCACCAGCAGTGCATTTACTGGAGTTAAAAGATCTTTAATAGCAGGGCCAAGCCCTTCATCAAAAGTCCTAGCAAGATTCCCAACATTGTTAGATATTTTTGTGATTTGACCATTTATTGTGTTGCCCATTTTTTCAGTGGCTTTTGCAGCAACGCCCGCTGAATTTTCTTGATTCTCAAGACTTTGATTGAACTTTTCAAGGCGGTCGTTGACAAGCGGCATGATCGCCGCGACTGCCTCAACAGACCCAAACAGCTTGGTTATTTCTACCTCGCTGCCACCTGTTTTCTTGATCAAATCCTCCAAGAAGCCGCCAAACCCTTTAGTTTTAATTGCAGCGGTGTCGAACTGCAGACCGATTTCTTTTGCTCTGTCGCTTGCTTCTTTTGTTGGTTTGATAACTGCAGCAATTACTTGTCTAAGGCCAGCAAACGTTGACTCGACAGGCACGCCAGTTGCTGTGACCGCTGAGATGGCAGCATTTAACTCACCAATGCCAACCCCAGCAGCTGCCGCGATCGGAGCAACCCGACCAATTTGTGTAGCATATTGCCCAACAATGATTTTGCCGTCATTCTGTGTTTGAATAAATCCATCGACAAGTTTCTGTGCTTTGTCAGAAGATAAGCCGTATGCGTTTAGAACTGAAGTCGTCGCGTTTGCAACTGTGTTCAGGTCTGACAACCCGCCAACAGCGCCTAAAGACGAAGCTCTAAGAACGTTAGTTGCTTCAGCTGCTGAATTAAAACCAGCCGACGCAACATCATAAGAAGCTGCCAATAATTCTGTCTGTCCTATTAACCCTTTCTGTTCATTCGACAAAGCAAGCAGCTCTGCCTTTAGTTTTTGCGTGTTTACACCAAGCGTGCTGACTGCTGCTGCCGCTTTATCAGCTTCCGCAAAACCTTTGAAAAACCTTCGCGCAAGATCTGCCGCGCCAAGCGCCACACCAAGCTGACCGACAAGATTGTTGACTTTACGAAGAGAGCTGACGGCCTGGTTGGCGTCAACCCTCAACCTTACATTTGCCTCAGCCATGCACCCTCAGCAATGCTTCCATACTACCGCCGTCCAGCTTTTGCGCGATCGACTGCCTGTCTTTCACGCTCAGCTTTCAGCTCGTAATACGCTGCAAAGTGAACAAACTCCGCGTCAGTCAACTCTGTGCGAAGCTTGCTCACAGTCATACCAAGCTCGCAGGCCAGAAAAAACTCAAAGTTGAGCCAGCTGTCCTGCTTTAGTCGTTTTTTGCTTCTTCTAGGCTGGTCTCTTCACCAAGGCCAAACAGGAACAGCTCAAGTTCATTTAGGACAGACTCAGGCAATTCACGTTGTAGCTTGACCGCATCTGCTGAAGCAAACGCCTTTGTCCCATCTTCAAGCTCGGCCATCTGACACAGCATCTGTGTGCTGATGTCCAGAGCGTCTTCTGAAGTGGTTAATGACTGAGCCCGCTTGCGATCTGCTCTTGTGATTGGGCGGAAATACAACGCAATGACAATGTCGCCGTTTGCATTTTTAAGATCGAATCGACGACGCTGGTTAAGATCAAACGATCCAACCAGCAGATCGACAGTGCGTTGATTAGCTGTACTCATGAAACAGTCGTGTAAGAAATGTCACCCTTCGTGACAAAGCTTACCGAAACAACCTGCAATTCGCCAACTGTTGCGCCAAATTCTGATCCAGTTATAAGGATATTGAATTCAAATTTTTGCGACCCTGCAGTCACTCCGCTAGATCCTGCGTTGACAGTAAATAGTTCGGCTTTGGCGATGCTGCCTCCCTCAGCGACAGAAGACGCTATTGCTTCTCGAATCAGATCACCTTTGCCCTCTGCGGCAGCCGTGTTCTCATACAACAGCTCCATCGTTCCGCTGCCGCTAACCAAGCCTCCCGTGAAGTCGCGTGAAGTGTCGGCGTGTGCCGTAATTTCAAGCGCTTCTTTTTCGACAGAAAGCGACCAAGAACGCACAGCCGTTACGACAGTGAGCGTATCGCCTGCGTCATGCGCAAACTTGACAAGTCCTTCTTCGCCGCGATAAAAAGTCATGATTAAACAGTGGTGGTAATGGTGCCGTTTGTGACGAAGTTTATCGTCACAACTTGAAGCTCGCCAACAGTTGCCGAGAAGTCAGCCGACGTGACTACGCCATCAAATACGATCTTTTTAGTAGTTGAGAACAGATACAGCTCAAACAATGCAGTGCCTTGGTCTTGTGCCGTGTTTATGTGATCAACAAATGCGCCTGTTTCAGAGGCTGTTGCGGTGTAAATAACCTCAACAGAGCCAGAGCCGCTAATAATGCTGCCGACGTTCCCGGCATAACTGTCGCCGATTGCAGTGGTTTCCAACACTGCTTTATCCAGCGTCAACGACCATGAGCGAGTGCCAACGACTGGACTTGCGCTACTACCGTCGTCGTCAAACTTAACGCTCCCTTGCTCTCCTCGATAAAGAGTTCCTAGCGCCATGGTCAGAGTTCCTCGATGAATTCAAAGGTCACACGGACCTGAGTTTGGAAGAAACCCTCGGGAGAAGCCGAAGCCAAAACCTCTGGGCCAACTGGAGCGTCGAAGTAAACCCCCGACACGTTAACTCGATTATACAGATCGCGCACACGCTTGGCGATAGTGAGATTGGCCCCAGAGCCAACGCCCTTGGCAGAAAAGACATTCATCAGCAACAGACCAACTATGCGATTGTCAGAATCTGTCGTGCCACCTTGGCTCAGATATTCCCCAGCGCCAAAGCTGACAAGGCATTGCACAAACGACGTGCCCGGTGTCGGCTCATACGCCATGTTGTGAAAAACAACTGGCACAGCTGGACTACTTGCTAGTTCTGTCGCAAGTCGCCCTTCAATCGTTGCTCTTATTGTGTTGCGAGATGCAAATGCCATTTTCTACAGATACTCATATAAGTTAAAAGGCACCGATACTATTGATTGAAAAAACGCTGATGGCTGTGGTGAGGCAACGACGCTAGGCCCAGAAGGTGGGCCAGTTTGTATGCCTTCCAAAATGTCTCTAGTATATAAAGCGCAAACACGATCCGCTAACTCATAATTAACGCCAGGGCCAACGCCTTTTGGCGTAAAAATGGATGCTTCTATCGTGCCGTCAATTTGATTGGAAGAGTTTGTTGTACCGCCTTGGCTTAGATAAGTGCTAGCAGAAAACGAAATCTGGCATTTCAGGAATGAGTCGTTCGGGGTTGGCTCATAAGCCTGATTGCTAAACACAAGAGGAGTAGGACTTGCTTCTGGCGATTCGGTGACAATAATTAAACCTGCTTGGCTGATAATAGTGTTAGAAAGCTCCGTTGTTATATCCGCCCCAAAACCAGCAAGCAAATGCAGCTCAAGCGTTGCTCTGATCGCGTTGAGATCTGCTGCTGCCATTAACCTCGCCTCACAATTTTTTGGTACTCCTGTTGAGCCCAACTCTCAAGCTCTTTGCCAATAAGGTCAGGGAATCCAGGGACCGTTCCTTGTGTTGTTCGATATTCACCGCCCCAAGAAGGCGGAAGAGCTGTGCCAAAACAAACCGGCTCAGCGTAGTCCTCATTGTTAAATACTTCGCCCGATAGCCCAGAAATACTATGTTGCCAACCATTTCTTAGCCTGCCAGTGTCTACAGGTGTTCGCACCTTAACTCTTGCCTCCCACTCCAAGGTTGTAGCTCTTACAAGCTGCTCAACCTGATCATTCATGAACTTGCCAATCTGTTCAATTTTTATCTGTCTTGCCATAATTAAACCCTCAGAATTAGTTCGTAAGTGATCGCCGTGTTGTCCTGCTCTGTTGTTTCAACACGAACAATCTGATGAACAACAGCGCTGATCACAACGCGGTCTTTTGTCTCAGGCGCACTTGGCAGATCATCAGCTGCCACGGTCAGACGCTTGTCGCCTGCCTGAATCAGCTCGTTGACTTCACGAACATTTACATCTTCAAGCACGCCCTTCGTGTCAGTATCGCTCGTCGTCTCCGTCACAGTGCCAGCTGACGCGTCGTAAGCTCCCGCAGAAACGTAACGAACTGTCACATCTCCGCCGAACTTGCTGACCACCTTCTTGGCCGTCTTGACTAGCGAAGTGGCAAGTGACATCAGACTTCGTACGCAACAATCGTTCCGCTTGTCAGCGTGATGCTCGTAATCTCAAGGCCCTCGATACAGGCAGAGGTGTCAAACTCAATGCCCTCGATTGTTGAGGATCCGTTTTCAGTGATGGCAGCAGACGTCATCGATGCAATCACCGAATCCTCTAGCGCCATGATTTTCACAAAACGACCAGTCTGAGCTGCCGTGTTCGTAATGATGGTTGCCTTGGTCGGCTGGTAGCCATAGCCCATGGTCAGCTCCTGCGGATTGCGATGTTGCCTGGTCCACTGATTCTAAGGCTTGTCAAGTACCTTTCAAACATTGGTGGGACACGATCAGCGCCAATCGCACCAGACTTGTCAGGCGTGACACTGATGCTTCCGACTTGCACGCTTTTGAAATCCTCAAGGCCACCTAGGCTGATGCCGTCTACATTGTTTTTTAGATAAACCGCTAACTCAATCTGAGCACGTTTAATCTGATCCGGGATTTCTGTATCGGTAAAGTAATCCTCAGAAATACGAAACGGAAACCCGCTAGCGTAAGTATTTATGTACGTCGATGGCTTCCTAACACCCGTTCGCGGCCATTCAAGCGCCTGCGTGTCGGTTGCCTTAGCGCCTAGAAATCTTTCACGATCAAGACGTTGCGCTGCTGCTGCTAACGCTCGATTGCGTGTGTCATCAGTGCCCGTTGTCCACTTAGAGACATCGGTGCTGGAAATCATGGCCTCCACAAACGTGTTGGCTTCAGTCAGCGTGATGTAGCTGTTGGCGCTTGCGCCTCCCGCTGTTGCGTCGATTGATACTGCCATCGGGCTTCACGGTAGAAGTCTTTGTGTCCGGCTCTATAGAAACAGAGGCCACCGCTTTCGCAGCAGCCTCACGTTCCTTCATTCGCCGGAAAGCGAAGAGACCCATCAGGAGCTAGCGCCCTTCAGAGCTACGAAGTTCAGGACGATAGCTTCGCCCAAGTTGCCAGCAGACACGTTGCTGATTGTGATCGCAAAGGATCCAGCAGCGATGGTGTTGGCCTGCACCAGATAGCTGCCAGCAGTACCGCCGGAAGCATGGTTGACGATTACAACATCAGTAGCCGAAATCGTGCTGTTGGTGACAGCAAATGAAACCTCAACACCTGCGTTCAGTGTTGCGTCATCACAAGTGATCACGCCTGTTGCAGTGTTCAGGGTAACGCCGGTTGCTTTCGACGTTGCTTGTGTCACAGATCCGCCCGCAGTAGGGCCAATCAAAGTGCCAGCTGTTGCCTCAAAAATGGATGCCATGGTTAGTTACCTCCGTCAATCAAGGTTAGAAGTGGAAGTAATCCGAGCGATACCAATGTTATTGGTTTCGTAAACCTTCGTCCAGTTGGTAACTGTTTGAAGCTGCGCAGGAGTGGGGTTCGGAACCTCAGCAAACCTTGTGCCCATCGGGTGATAGACGTAGTGAAGGTCAAAACTGAGTGCATCCGATTTCGCTAAAATATCTCTGTCTCGCTCGACTCGTAGCGCCATCTGTTCGCCAGAACCAATGGCCCCAGGCGTGAAAACGTATGACGCATATTCAGTCGATGAGCCAGACCCAGCAGTCTGCACGTCGGAACTAACAATTACACGCAGACCCATGAAGGTCGGAACCTGCACGCTGCCAAAAGCAGGAGCGGTAGAACCCTGAGTCGCGCCTGTGTCAGCTTGACCGTTGTTGTCGTAGATGAAGTCGATTGCTCGACGCTCCATCAAGGAAAAATACACTTTCGGGTGAAGAACAATCGTAGAAAGTTTTTCACCTTGGTCTCCCAATAGTGATTTAGCTTTTACGATTTGACGGGGGCCAAGCTCAGTTGGCGTGTCGCTAGTAGTGCCATCAACTGCAAGTGCAGCAAAAGCAGCATTGCTTGTGTCGCCGACAGCACCAAAAACGCCAGCGCAGCAAGACAACAGGTCCTTTTGACGTTCGTGCGAAATGTAAGAAGCAAGCTTTTGACCAATAGCAGCCTGAGGGTCACTACCAGCCGCCATTGCAGCTAAATCACGAGATTCGAACGCATTGCCTCTGTGAACTACAGCAGCACGCTGCTTGTCAGCAGTGATTTTGCCAGGAGTCAACGAGGTGCTATCCGTCAAACGCTCAAAGGTAGAGTTGAGATTTGCGGCGAAAAAGGGAACATTGATGTAGTCACCACCATCCTCAGAAGCATTCAGTTCAGCCATGGGCTGCACCACACCGCTAGCCAAAAAGGCATCACGCTTAGTGGTCTCCTCTACTAAGTAGGGGGTGAAGATTTCTGGAATGATGATGTCAGAGCGAAGAGTCGCCATGACAGATCCTCAAAAAATGGTGTTTACGGTGTGGGCGTAACCCAATCAGGCTCTGCGTAGCTTCGCCGTTGCTTTACATACTAACGCTTCGCGGCAGTTTTCAACCTTTCGTACAGATCCCGATCCGTGCGGAACAATCTGGATTGCTCTGTCAGGTTGAAGCTGTCAGGCATAAACGGATTCACTGTCCCTGCCGGGATGTCCCCAGAAGATCGCGTTCCTGATGGTGCGCCACTGCCTTGTGGCTTTGGAGCTTTCTGCATCCATGCGGGCAAAGCCTTCGCCCATTCGGTAACCGGCGTCCGCTTGTAACCATCGACGACCACAACAGTGCCGTCTGTTTCGCGCTCAATCTGTTGGCTAGACAGCTTGGTTTTCAAAATCAAATCAGGATCATGCACCACATCAGCCAATGCCGTGACAGCTGGTGTGATCAATTCAAGCTCTCTGACTCTGGTCTCTAACTCGGCAATGCGCTGGTCCTTTTCCGCCGTCGCCTCACGGAACTGCTGCTCCAAAGCCTGTCGGGCTTCGCTGTACTTGCCTTGTTTTTCCAGATCTGCTTGCTCTGCCTTAGCTTTGAAGTCCAGTAACTCCTGAACATTGACGCCGTCAGGGATAGTCTTTGCTTCCTTGAGCTTGCCAATCAGCTCAAAATTCTTTTTCTCTAAGGCTTGGATACTGTTTTTAAGTGCATCCAGCTCAGAGTTGTTTGAAGCTGCCGGAGACGTAGTCTCCTGATTCTGCTCTTCCGCCATGAATAACCCGTAAGGCTAATTGCAAATAAAGCTTATCAGCTCCACTTAGTTTTGTCGGCCCAGAATGCCGCACTCATCTTGCCTTTCGCGATATTCTTCGCATGACGCGCTTTGAATGACGCACGCTTAGTCTTATCAGCCTTCGACTCTCCCTTGCGAGGTGGCTTTGTTTTAGCGCCTTGTTGACCAAAACGAATGAGCTTGACCCGATCACCTTCCTTCGCCAGAACGACGTGACTTTTCTTCGGATGGCTAGGCGTACGCTTCGGCTTGTTGAAGGTTGACAGGCCATAGCGTTCAAGACGCGGGTCTTTCTTCGCCATTACTTTTTCTTGCCCTTAGGCGCTGCCCTCAGCTCAGAACGTTTTTTCAAAACAGGGTTGCCTGTGCTCTCTGATTTGATGGCAACAATGGGATCACCCTTTGCGCCACGACGTGTCACAGTGCCACCGCTTGGCCCTTTAACGCTATACGAACCTTCGCCTTTGACACTGGTGACAGTGCCATAGGTGCGCGTGCCACCATACGTCCAACTGACGCGAGAACCCTTCTTCATTTTTTCTTGCCTCCCTTCTTCCGCTTGCCTGCAGGTTTTTGAGGCTTCTTAGGTCCGCTGTAACCAGGCATCAGGCAGCTCCCTTGGTCCCTTCTGTTTTAGCACTTTTCTGCTTTGCTGTGGTCTTCGGCTTGGCCTTAGGCTGCTGGCCCTCGACTGTGAACTGAAATTTCTTGTGGAGTTGCATGGGACAGACCCTGACAGCCCCTATAGCTTAACTTCAGCCCAGATACTTCTCAATCAACTCATAGTCAGCAGCTTTTTCCGAAGCTGCCATAAGAATTTCGGTCATCATGCCCAGCTGGGCACGATCAAGGGCGCGGGCAGCTTTTATTGCATCAGCCAGCTTTCGCGGTACGCTGCGATTTACCGGCCAGGTTGCGACCAGCTGTAATGCTTCGTCAACGGTCATTTGAGGCCCTTCTCCAACGCGGCTTTAACCCAGTTGTAAGCGTCTGGGCTTGCTTTCTTAAGTTGCTCTGGGGCAAAGACAAACTGAACAAACGTTTCAGCAAAGCGCTCGTACTCGTTACTGTCTCCATATTTTGACGGCTTCCATGTCTTGGCTTTGATTTCCCCTAAAGCTTTGATGCCGTCCATGTTGTTTTGAGCTGCACGCTGCAGCAGATCTGTTGGCAGCATCCCTCTGAACTGAGGCACGCCAGCCGCATAGTGAACTTGGTGACCCATCTCATGCACATAGGTCATCAGCCAATCCTCAGGAGCCTTCACTGTGCCCTTTTTCATTAAGTCTTGATATGTCACATATTTGGGCCGACCATCAGCTGAACTTCTTACGGTTTCTCTGGTCGCTGCACGGATTCGTTCAGCTCTTGCCGCGTTGATGCCGACCTGATGGCTGCCTTGCTTCACAACGATTGCACCAAAGCTGTTAGCGGTGTGCCCTGCTTCGCCTGACTTCAACTTGCCAAGCGCAGTGATGCGGCTGCCGAAATAGCCCTCGTCAATGTCCCTCAACAGCTTTTCGTTGTAAATGCTAGCGATGTTGGCTTCATCCTTAATTCGGCCGCCTGTGGGCATGGTTTTCTTGCCACGAGCGATGGCAGCAACTTGGCTAGACCTAAAAGGCTCTGAATCAGTCCAATACTTGAAATCAGCTGGCATTTTCTCGCGACCTGTTGACCAGATAGTGCTCAGGTCGTTCTTTTCTTGGAACTGCATCATTGCCCTGAAGTTTTTAGCCGATTCCGTGTTGCCTTTAGCTAGTTCAGCAAAGCTGTTTTGAACTTCTGCGACTCCGATCTTGGCCTTGCCATTGCTTAGCTGATGCCCGGCAACGTATTGCAACGGGTCTCCACTCGAAGGCACTGAAGCCTGTTGTCTTCGTGTTTCGGCTTCAAGCGCACGCCTTGTTCTATCGGCTTCTGCCTTGGCCTTATCTGCAGCCGCCTTGAGCGCTGCTGTTTTTGCCTTGGCCTGTGCCAACTCATCGCGGAGATCCTGCGTTGTTTTTGGTTTAGGGGCCGCAGCTTTCTTGCTCTTTGTGATCTTGTCCGGCTGCCCATATCGGGACCGCAGCTGCTGCAGGCTTACCTCTGAGCCGTCCTCACGCATGAACCGCTTCATGGCACCCTCTGGGCCATAGCGATCAGCCAAGCGGTTGAAATATCTTGCTTTTTGCTTACCGCCTTCTGATACTTTGCCACCGTTAAGCATCCGCACTTGAGCATCACTAGGCTCAAATCTTGACTTGCGCCCACTCTTAGTGCCTGCTCGTAAATCATGAATGTGCTGTGCCGCGCTTACATTTACGGGAACACGCCCTCCATCAGGCTCCTTAGAATTTGGCTTTGATTCAGTTGTTGGCCTATATCCTTGCGTGTTTGGCGGGGGGCTAAACCCTAAGCCTTCATAATCTATGACCGGAACAGTTGTTGACCGACAATTAAAGTGTGGCGGGCTAGCAGGTGTTGGCCCTTTGCCGTACTCATAAACGGTTTGATCTAAATTGCGACAAATAGGAGACGTGCGACTATCTAGCGTTGCTACCCATCGATATTTTTTTGTGACGTCAGAGTTTGATTCGTAGACCTTGTAACTTGCAGCGTTCGCTGTAGCGTTAACACTTGTTCGGACCAGCGTCCTCACTTGATGTTTGGCTAATTTCCACGCATTGCCACTTTGAGCTAAGGCAACTTGTCTAGGTGTCAAAGCTTTAGTTGAAAACCCCAACTCTCCATACAGAGACCGGGCGATTGAAGTTGTACTTTCGCCCGTCAACAGACCATCCAACACCGCACGAGAAAAAAGCTCCCCTTGTCGCTCTGCTAAACCACGAAACGCCTTCTCTATACTTGTTCCGTTAGGCATACGAATGATCGCGCCCTGCCTTGCTGTTAGTTTCATTATTGCGCCAGGCCCTTTAACAGCCTCCTCAATGTTTTGCCGCAACAGATTTGTCCCGACATTTAACGGGTCGGCCTTGACCACTGACTCAGCAAAAGCTTCTGTAACCTCAACTGTTCTAACTGATGTTTTTATGTTGGCAGGAACAGCGCGCTTTAACTCAGCTTCAGCAAACGATACCTCTACATCAGCCAATCCATCTAACTGACCAATTAACTCTTTAACGCTCAATTTAGACCATGTTCGCATTGAGTCTAAATTTTGCTTCATCAAAGCCCGCATCCTCGCAGCCTTAAACTGCGGCTTTTTGCTGCTTGGCATTTTGTCAATTCGCTCAAGCTCTTTTACAGCTTTGACGATCTGTCTTCTATAGGATTCTAGTAATTTATTTGCGACGCTATTGCTAAACCTGTTTAGATCTAACGCTTTGCGATAGTACGACGTCGGGATGCCAGCGACTCCGCCATCTTTGATCGATTTTTTAAGAAGCCTTTGCTGCGTCGTTAGTGCCGCTGTCATGATTCATCATTCTCCTCCGCTGCTGCTTCAGGCATCGTAGCTTCATCTTCTGGTTCAGGTTCAGGTGTTGGTTCTGGCTGATTCATTTCAATTAGCCCACCAGTTTGCGTGGCCTCTAGCTCTTGTTCAACGTCAAAGTCATCGCCCAACACCTCACCAGCTTCTAGCTGTAGCAACAGCGTTTCCTGTGTGATCGTGCCTGCCGTGTAAAGCTGCAGTAACGCTTGGATCTCTTGCGGCTCCAAGCGAGAACCCATGAAGTCACGATTCACAAGGCTGCTGCCAGCGTTGCGCTCTTGCAGATAATCTGCATGAAAACGCAAGCAGTTGTCGATCATGTCTTGCATCTGCTGCGCCACAACCATCATGGTGCTGTCACCCTGACTGCGATCGATGCGTTTCGCTTCTGCTGTTTCACCGACAAGCTTGGCACCAAGCACAGCGGCTAAACCAAGCTCATTGATTTGCGCCGCAATCTGCTCAAGCCTGCGGAACTGCGCGTCGTAACTGTTGCCTGCTGGCTCGATGTACTTTGCATCTGCTTCGCCAGGAGCTGGAAGCGCGATAGCTTCCCCTGGCCCTGCACTGATCTCTTCAGCAGACTGCGGGAATCCAAAAATTGCCAACATCGGCACAGCTGAGATGTGCAGCTGATTACTCAAATCTGATTGGACTTGATAGTGCTGCAGGTTTAGCTCAGCAATGTCAGCAAGCGGTGGGATTGATTCTAAAACTCCAGTGCGGTTTGAATAAGCCACGCTGAACGGAATTTCACTAAGGCTTGTGCGCCCTTCGTCAACAACACGGAAATCACCTTTCTGATCTTTCTGGTGAATTTCAAACGCGCCAGGCGTCAGCACTCGCACCTGCTCGATTTCTTTTTCCCCGTATAAACCGTCAGGAATCATGATTTTTTCAGTTAACCGCAACTGAGTCAGCTGTTGCTTACCATCAGCGATTTCGACTCTCCAGCCAATAATATCGCGGGGGGAAACCGCAATCCAATATGGCCGACCATTGTCACCAGCCTTAGGCGCATCAACTAAAACACCAACGTGACCATATCGAATGCAAATCCTTGCCGTTTGAAACAACCAGGACTGTAGATCATTCCCCTGCAGATCAACGTCAAACAGCTGCTCTCGAATTTGATCAGATACATCATCAAGCCGCACAGGTTTGCGCGTCAGCATCCCTGCCAGCATCCGCTCTAGCCTGACGTAATACGGCGCTAAGACTGAACGCCGAAGTCTGTTGTCATAGCTGAAATCTTGCTCTCGCGGTTCCTGCGGCAAAAACTTTCTGTGGCCCTTACGAATTTTGAACGATCCGCCCAACATGGTTTCGATCAAACCCCAGTGGGGTTGCATGCTGGCCCAAGAAGTGTTGGGATCGTTCACCTGAGTGACGTTGCCAACACGCTGCCGACCACTGGAAAGATTTGAATACACAGCTAAGACCCAACCAATGCCTGCAGTTTAGTAAAGCCTGATGCCTGTACCACGTCCAGCACGCGCATGCAGCATGCTGAAGTCCCTGTAGACAAGGTAGCCAAGGGCGTCATTCATGTGATCATAGCCCGCATCTTTATCGGGATCACCTGCCTCGGTGTAACTCTGCAGCTCCAAGCATTCGATCGTTCGCTTGCATTGTGCCGCAACCTGCAGCCTCACCTCACCTTTCCCATTTTCCAGCAAAGCTTGAACAGAAGCCACCCGATCACGGATGGGAGGATTTGCTTTTGGTGATTGATTGCTGAAGCCATACGATTCGAGAATCTGTATGTCGGTCCGCGATGCGTTTGTGCTGCGGTTTCCGCCAGATGCGTCAGGGTAGACATAGACAGTTGAGTCGGGAAATCGTCTTCGTATTTCTTGGGCCATGGCGTCGGTGTCATGTGCGCCGCTGATCTCATCGATCAGGAGAAGTTTGTTGCCAAGACGAACACCAATGACTGCACTCATGTTGCCGATATTGAAGTCAACGCCCACGCGTAGTGGTTCCGCGCTGACATCAGGAATATCGATTGTGATGTGTTTCTGCCGGTCGAAGCGGTCATAGACCTGACCAGTTGT